TTGAAAACAGACATTGACGCCTGCACTGGTTACAGAATTGCTAACGCCAACAGCCGTTAGAGCCGTCAGCGTTTCTGTCTCAAAATCAGACCTAGAGCCGAGTGTCATGACACATGAAGCAATGGTTTTAGTCTACCGACCTTGACCACGCATGGGTTTTTTACCGCGACGGCGGGGACGCGAATGCTGTCCGAAACCCTGGGATGTGGTCTTAGGGCGACCGGCTTTGTGCTCAACCCGCCCCAGTGCAGTCTTTGACTTGACCGCCATTACCAGGGCACTCCGTTGATGGTCTTAGGAGTGATGGCGTCGTTGATGCGCTGCTGCAAAGCGGCTTCGATTTCGGCTTTCTTGTCGGTGCCGCCGAGCTTTTCGATCACCCAACCGATGACCTCTTCCTGGGTCAGTTCGTCAAAGGGAATCAGATCACCTTCGGGACGCTCCAGACCCACAGAGCCGTAGGCGCCTTGGCTGTAAGGATTGCCTTCTGGGTTAAGGGTGCTGCTAACAGCGTTCACCGAATAGTGAGCAGTAAAAACGTAACCGTCAGCCAGTTCACGCTCCAGGGTGTTGATGCTCCAGGTGAACGTGGTGGTCGGGGTAGCGGCGGGCATGGTAGTAGCCAAGTCTGTTTGACTTTAAGGGTGGTGCAACCAGTTGGGAATGGCCGGTTGCCCGCCTAGTGAGTAGGACTACGACGCCTCAAGGGCTGCAACTTTGGCCTCCAGTTGTTCGATGCGAAGTTGAGCTTCCTGGAGAGCCTTGATGGCCATCCACATCATCTGCTGCTCTTTTACACCAAGCTTCTCAGGCTGATCTTCCGCTGCTTCTTGAAAAGTAGTGATTACTTCAGGACAACTTTCAGCAACTTGTTGGGCAATCACGCCCATGTTGAGGTCGGAGTCGTCAGGCTGATCCTTGTAGCGGAAGTTGACGATCTCCCATTCTTTTAAGCAGTCCCAAGTCCCAGCAGCAGGGGCGATGTCCTTCTTGACGTTGCGGTCGGAGAGGTTTTGGTTGTTGGCACTGTAATTAGCCAAGCCGCCATCTGCCCTAAAGGCAAAACGAAGATTGTCAGTGCTTCCAGAATCGGAATGTCCGAAAATAATAAAATCACCAGCCGTTGAAGTATTTCGATAAAACTTTGTACTTCCAGCATTTGTAATCCTCATCCGCTCCGTCGGGCTGCTCGCTCCGTCGGCAGTAGTGGAGAACACTAGGCGGCCCGGCATGTCGTTAGCGCCGGGAGTGCCGTCTACCTCTGCAACAATAGAAGCCGCGCCTATAAAGTTGGTGCCGTCACAACCTTGAAAATAGATTTGTCCAAGCTGATTACCAGAAGCAACGACGGTTGTAGATCCAATTGCTGTTGAGCCAGCACGCGATAAATATATTCCAGCGGGTACTGCATTGGTTGCTGAACTAAAACTAGAAATAACAGCGATCTTATTTGTATCGTTAGTTGTCCCTTCTACTTGGAATTTAGCAGTGCTTCCCGCTGGGCTTAGATTGATACGCGCACTAGACGTGCCCACCAACAATCGACCCCCCGATTCGTTCAGGCGGGCGCATTCGGTGGATCCAGAAAACAGGACTGTTTCTGTACCAAACCCTGCTACGCCAATAGCTTTGCCAAGGCCAGATGCGCCTCTAAACTGCAAATATCCAGTGTCTCCAGCGTTTTCACTGTGTAGCACTCCATAATAGTTTGTGCCATACGCAGCGTCACTGCTAGCAAAAGTAAGATCTCCTCTTATGTCTAGCGCACTGCTAGGAGACACGGTCCCGATGCCGACGTTGCCTCCGTAGGTAATGACCATCTTGGAATCACCAAGACCGGCATTGTCGCTATTTGCGTTCCCATCAAGACAAAAATGCAGATTTGTCCTGGCGTTGTTGTCTTTAGCCTCAGCAATAATGCCAGCTTTTAAATAGTTATCGTGGTAGCCAAAGCCAAGACCTAGCCACTTGGTGTCGGCATTGTAAGCACTGGATGTTAGCTTTAGTCTGTATTGATCAACTGCTGAGCTATTTACAGTGACATCTGCGGCTGGATTAGCAGTAGATGCAGTACCAATAGTCAACAGTGACGTAGGGCTACTGGTCCCCACGCCCAAGCGCTGCGAGGCGTCAATTGTTACTGCCTGACTTCCACCAGTAGAAAACGCAAGGATATCCGTCCCACCCAGGAACATCCCATTTCCGCCGTCTGACTCAAACGCAAAGCCAGGCGCAGCAGCCGTGCCATCCGGTGCACCACGCAGCAGTTCGCCAACGGTGATACTCTTGTTTTTATCCGCTGCGGCGGCTTCGCTGATGTCCACAATGGGAATCAGGTCACCTGTTGCGGGCGTGGTAAGCGCCGTCAGGTCTGAAATCTTGCGGTCAGCCACAGCGGGTCAGAACATAGTCAGTACCCCGATTGTAGGCCTACCTGCAATGGCTAGTTGCTCGCCAAATCCTTGAAAAAATTGCCGTACACGATTGTTTTCGTCCCAGATTGGATTTTGGTTGACTTGTGGATGTGAGCTAGATCCGCAGGAAACGCGAGGATTGAACCCTTCTCAGGCTTGATGCGTAGCCGCTGCTGGGCAAACAGCAGATCACCACCCGTGTAGCCATCGTCTAAATAAAGGACGTAGGACAGCACAGACCAGATGCCTGGGTTCCAGTCGCAATGCCACTCGTAGGAATCCTTGGCGTTGTAATACCGGAAGCTGTAGGTAGATCGAAGCTGGGTCGTAATCCCTTGCCTAGTGGCATACTCCATCACAACTGGATTTTTGGTTGCATACTGCTGATGCACCAACCCCAGATACAGATTGATTTTTGCGTCAACCTCTTCAAACCCAGGCGCATTGGTAATTGCGACCGCCTGATTGTTTCTAATTGTGTTTTTTAGGCTGTCAACAATTAACCCGCCAGAGTAAGCATAAAGCTCACTTTTTAATTCATCGCAAACGGCAGGTGTTACAGCGTTTTTGTACTCGTAAATTAGCGGCGAATGTTTTACAACTTGCATCAATAATTATGTCTTAATTACATACATCATTGCAACGTTGCGTGGACGTGATTCGGTGCCACCGCTTGCGGCAAGGCTGATGCCTGTTGTTGACGTGCTCGAAGTGGTATTGCCAGCGCGGTTTGCCATGTCGGTCGAAGCATTCGGACCAGCACCCTGCTGATAAACGTTGATATTGACTTGGTGGTTGTGACCCGGATCAGTGATCGTGTGATTGTGAGACTTGTTTTCATCTGATTGGGTGCTGCCAAGCGTGCGCCCGCTATCTACGCCTCTACCGTTATCCCAACCACGAATAAATTCGCCTCTTAAATTTGGAACGTTGAACGTGCTAGCTCCATTGCCAGATCCATAGGTTGTCCCGATAGCAGCAAACAAGTCGGCGTAAGTTGTCCGGCTGACTGCTGCGCCATCACATTCCAGATAACCACTAGGAACCGTGCTAGTTGCCAGTGCAAAAACTGATGCAGTTGGGACAAGCGATCCTGAGCCAATGCTGGCAAACGAAAGATTTCCGCTGCCATCAGTCTTCAGGAACTGATCAGCGTCACCGTCAGAAGTCGGCAGGGTCAGCGTGACATTGCTTGTAACTGTGCTCGCTGCCTTCAGTTCGACGTAGTGGCTGCTGTCGCTGTCGTAATAGCGAACTGACTTTTGCGCCAGAACGCTCAGACCGTTGCTATCAAACTGTGCTCGCTCAGTGCCACCCGTTGAAATTGAAACCTCATCCGCCGCACCAAAGAAAATGCCGGTATTCTCGTCGCCGGTGTTGGTCAGGCTTGGGGCAGATGCGCTGCCATCAGGCACACGGATCGGAACATTCGCCGTGCTGTAAGTGCTGGTGAAAGCGTGGCTCAGTGTGCCGCCAGCCGTCACGTTGACCGTGTTAGCTGCTGCGCTGTAAAGCCCGGTATCGTTGTCGCCCGTGAACCGCAGGCTCGGCAGGCTGACTGTCCCAGCCGCAATGGTGACATTCCCGGTAAAAGTCGGGTTTGCCTGGGGTGCAAGAGCAAGGTTGGCAGTCGTCAGCGAGCCAACAGTGATCCAATCCGTATTACCGCCATTCCTCAGCTTGAGCAGACCGTTGGCGGTATCCGCCCACCACATGTAGGCGTAGGTGGTGCTAGGCGCAGATGCCCCACTGTTGTTGGTAAAGCAGGCCGCAAAATTATTGTTTAGGTCGCTGCGGACGTTACTGCCCGTGTCGTTCTGGATCGTGCCGTCAGCTTGAGCCATTAGCCCTTCCCGTACCCCGTAGCGGTCCAGTCAAAATTGCGCACCACACGGGTGCCTCCCGAATTGTAGAAGCTGATGTCAAATCCAGTTGCGCTGCTGTTTGAAGCTGTGTAGTAATCGCCTGTGGCCATGTTGAACGCCGTGATGCCGATCACTGGGGTCGCCGCGAACTTGTTGGTGTAGGTGATGCTCACGTCGGCGCTTGCGCTGCTGGTGCCACTGCCTCGGGTTGTACGGCTAGGCATGTCGCCATCAATCCGCAACTGATCTACCGCGATTTGTTCATCGTTGTTTGTGGTGCTGAACTCAGCTTTTACCTCGTAGGCGCGAGCCTTGAAATCGGCATTGTTGAACAGGCGCCAGCTAGACCACGTTGGAGAGCCAGCCGGATCATCCTCAGTCGTGCGGATGTAAAGCTGCACATCACAACCATTAGGCGCTTCGCCGTCAAAATCTTCAATGGCGTCAAAATCCGCTACGTCGTCAATACGCCCGGCATATGGGTAGAACTGCCTGGCTCGCAATGTGCTTTGAAGCTTGATGCTGAACACATCGCTAAGCGTAATGGGATTGTTTTCAAAGTAATAAGTGCCACTGGTGTAAAGAGTGTTGTCCCCTTCAAGCACCAGTTGATTGGTAATTTCTGTTGGTGGTGTTTCTCCTTCAAGCAGGAAAACTTCAATGCCACCTTCAAGCAGCAACTGGTCGTCATCTTCTAAAACAATGTCGCCAAGAGGATTGCGAATGCTGGTGCCGTCTTCGCACAAAATAAAAGTCAGATCTTCCGCTAAAAAATCACCAGCAGAATTTGTCTGACCGCCATCGGAATTAAGTGCCAGTTCCTGCAGGTCAGTGTCAACAATTAGATTGGTTTTCGTTCCAGGGAATGTTGGGTCTTCCTGCTGGCTATCAACATTGACCAGATCCTCAAGGTCTGGTTTGGTGAACTCAATCAGTGCAGCGGTCAGACTTTCGCGGCCACCAGAGTCAACGAACTTGGCGAGATACGTTCCAGTCTTCAGGTCGGCGTAAGCCTCGGTGGCGCTACCTGCCAGATCCTGCGAAATGCTGGTGGACTTCGCCCAGGTCACCCCAGACAGATCAGGCGAGTGACGCACACGGACATAGCCGCCAACGCGAACGTCTAGCTCGGTTGATTGCGTCCAGGTCAGCTTTGCTTGCCCGTTCACCGGGATCATGCTGAAACCGCTTACCGCTGCAGGTGCTGCCGTATTACCTGCGATGTTTTGGGTTAGCTCAGCAGGATTAGACCGTTTGCCAAGCGGTGAGATTGCAACAACGCGGAACGTAAAGTTGCCCGTTTCATCCGTCAGGAATGTGAGGTTGTTGTAGGGCGTATCACCAACGGTGAAGAAACTCAGGTTGTTAGCAGTTTTGTACGAAACCTGATAACCCGTTGCCCCGTCAACATTGCGCCAAGAAATCTCAATTTCGGTAGTGACGCGGTTGCCAGATTCAACCAGCCGTTCATCGACGTTGATGCCAGACGGTGCGCCAGGCTTTTGGTTCAGCGTGGTGATGTCACGCGGCTGTAGCGCCAGCCCTTCTTCAATGAATCCGTATTTGCTGTCGTTGTGCTCTAGCGCGGTGATTTTGTAATTTTCACCGTCTTCCGTGACGCTGATTACGCGGAAGGTTTGAGCCTCAACGGTGCTTGTCTCAACGACAAAGATGCTTTGCGTTTCTGGCGTGGTGCTAAACGCTGTTTTGACTGTGATGGTTTTGGCGTCAAAGTCACCGTCGTCAATCTCTCGCTGCTCAACGCGACCGTCGGGCATCACCACGCTTACGGTGTCGCCTTCGTCTACGGCGATACTTTGATCCAGCGTTAGCTCAGTTGTTGTTGCGCTGGCAATGCGGCCACCTTTACGGGCACCGGCTCGCATCTGATCTGCGATTTTGATGATCTGCCCAGGGCGGACAATCGCACCATCAAGACCGACAGTGAAGGTACAGGTGGTTGTTTCTTCCTGTTCGGAGTACAGCAGCCAGCGACCCAGGCGGTTTGCTTGACCGCGACTGGTGCAGCCAAACGCTGCCATTCGGACTTCAATGATCCCGTACTTAGCGATTGCGGCTTCGTCGGAAACGTATTCAACCCGCTGCTGGTAAGCGTTGTCCGGGTCGTTCCAAGTGACCAGGGCGACGGTGTGGCGAGCTTTTAGGCTGCTGCCTTCATAGTTAAAGATGCCTTCAATGACGTTGCTGTTGCTAAATAACGCGGCGGCATCTTTGGGGCTGTCCTGGGTAAAGGCGATTTGACCAGCAGACCAGTAAGCCATGCCACGGAAGCATGAGCAAAAGTCTTGGACGACGTTGTATGCCTCTTCCCGCGATTGCAAATAGACGTTGCACAGGAAGCGGGATTCTGTGCCACCTTGGCCGTCAGAAATCTGGGCTGATGCGTATTTAGAGATCTCATATAGCGTCCATTTATCTACTTGAGCAGCCGTAACAAAACGGCCCAAACCATATCTAGAGGATGTAATTAGATCGCGCAGCACCCACGCGGGATCCGCCGTCCATGCGACCTTAAAAGTCCCATCCCAAACACCCGAGTAAGAAATAGAGCCATCATCCCGCACGGTGCCATTAGTCGGGATTTGAACCTTGACGCCCTTAATGTCGTAGGCGCGGGTCGGGATTGATTGGAACTGGGAAGCCTCAAAACGCAAGCCAACCAAAGCGGTCAACGGGTAGCGCAGCTTGGCGTCGATGATTTCGGTGTAGCCCGCAAACGTCATCAAACGGACGTTGGTGCTGCTGTCATTGATGCCTGAAACGCGGCGTAGCTTAATGTCCCAAGGTGCGCTGCCGGTTAGCTCAATGCGGTGGCTGCGTTCGTAGGTGCTAGTGCACTTGCCGCTAACTGTGGTATTGACCTTTTCGACATAACCGCCGCCATCAGATTGAACATCAATGGCATAACCAATGGAGGCTGCTTTTAGGCCATTGTTGACCACATAGATCTGGTTAAACGCAATGCGGACAATGACAGCATCAACGTCAGTATCAGTGATTGTGCGAACGACAGAATCACCAACGTTGTCACCAACAGAGCTATTAACGTTGACCGCGTTTTCACTGGCGGCAAAACCTTCGACGTAGTTTTGATTCTGTGTGCCTACGCGAGAGGCGAAATCGCTATAAACAAAGTTGTCTGTGCCATCGCTGTTTTGCAGCGGGGTATCGTCAAAGAAAATTGATTGTTCTGGATTTTCAGATGTCGCAAAACCTTCAATCTCACCTTCGCTGATGACATCAATCAGGCGAATGCTGGACTTACTGAATAGCGAGTTGGCGTCATCGCTCCGTTCCGGTCCGGCACTCTGAACAACGACCGTTTGCTGGACGTTGACGTTCTGCTGTGGTGCAGGTTGTGAGCGACGACCACCGCCAGCGCCAGCAATACGCTTTGCCATCAGATGTCCGTCGTACTAACGCCTGCCGATACCACTACGCTACCGACGCGCATCCGTCCGTAACAGATCGGGACTGGATTTCCTTGAGCGGTCAGGTTGACGGCACCGTTGTAGATGTAGCTAGCGCGGTTGTCGGCTGGGTCGTTGTTTGCTGGGTCAAAGGAATTGCCGCGTGCGCCAGTTGCGCCAGTAAGACCAGGCAGATCAGCCGGTTGGGGGGACAGCAGTTGCGCTGTACCGGCAAGAATCAAGCTGGCACCAATAGCGGAAGTAACAGTACCGACGGCTGTCAAAAATCCTCCGGTAGTCGCAGCCGCGCCAAAAAAGCTAGTAGTTCCAAACAGACCTGCACCGGGGAGCAGAAAAGCCGCAGCAATTAGCGCAACACCAATCAGAATCTTGCTAACCCCACCACCAGCGCCAGCCAGTACAGGCGTGATGCTGATTTCTTCGCTTTGACCCGTTGGATTGTGGATTTCGTCTAATTCTTCAATCGCCAATTTGCCGACCTGAACGATATAGCCAACGCCGCGTTCAGCCGCAGTAACTAGCGCTTGCTGAAAACCTTCAAAGTTCGCGCACAGTGCTCGGATAGCCTCTGCCGGGGTATTCAAGTCAAAGTGATGAACACGGCCAAACTGCTTGCCTAGTTCACCGCGCAGCACCACTTTCTTCATAGCCGACTCCTGTGCCGCAGTATATGAGTGGTGTTCTTCCGATAATAGCCAGACCACAGGTCACGGCTAGAAAGCCGCCGCTCCAGGTGCTGCAGGATCAGGTCGTCACCGATATAGATCGCAACGTGGTTGGACACGGGCGAAACGATCTGCATCAGTAAGGCGTCACCGTATTGGGGTTCTGCGTCCTGCCCGACCGACACAAAATCTTCATTGGCAAAGTTTTCGACAAAGGTGTTCATGCCTTTGTGCCACCACTCGCCATGCCGTTCATAGTCCGCAAGCTCTAAACCCCATTCCTGCTTGTACCAGTCACGCGCCAGGGCGTAGCAATCAAGAGTGCCGTAGCACCATTCCCGCCCTATCAATGGCGGCTGCCAGCCTTCTGGTTCATAGCTCGCCCAGGTTGCTGTCGGCCATCCAACGATGTGCCAGGGCAAACCTGATGCCTCCATCGCAGCCTTATCCGCCATGCTCGCTTTGGGCTTCATGTTCGGATGGCTGTGGACCACCGCCGTGATTGCACCAGCATCATCAGCAGCCGCGTAGTCAGCAGGCGACATCACAAAGCTCATTTCCTCTGTCGCTGTGTTCTGGCACGGCCAATAGCGTTCTTTGCCTTTGACGATGACTACCAGACCGCAGGCTTCGCGGGGATATTCCTGTTCTGCGTGCGCTTCTGCCGCTGCCTTGGTTTCTGGCTTCATCCAATCAGTCCCGCACTTGGGAAGCCGCCATACGGAATTTCAGCATTCTCGCCAAAGCGCAGCTTGCAACTAGAGAGGCGGTGTCCGCAAACATCCTGCGCCACGTTGGCAACCTCGTTGTCGTCGATGTCGTAATAGTCCGTGCCGGTGTAGCCGCAACCTTCGCCCTTGTACGTCCATGGGCAAATGTTTTGGATGATTTGGCGCCGGGGCAGTTTTACGCCAGCAACATCGAAACTGGCAGCAAGCTCAAAGCTGACGACTGCGCGGTTCTCGGCAACCTTGCGGTCAACGGTGTAGATCTCACGCGGGAACTCGGCAAACGGGTCAGCCGTTGCGTTGGTGCCACTGGTGAAGTTGGTGGCGTCTAGGTATTTCTTGAGCGTGCGGATACGGGTGACGGTTGCACCGACCAGATCGTTGTACTCAAGAACTAACGTGGTGCCCAGGCTCAAAACGTTGCTGATGCTGATGGTTGGACGTGGCAATGTCCCGCCGCCTTCATAACTAAAACCAGTCGCCTCAACCGGATACCGCTGATAAGTGTTGCCGTTCCAGACGATGTTGCCGCTGATCTGTTCGTTGACGCCAGCGTGGAAGCGGTAGACCTGATCAACGCCGATGCTGCTTGCTGTGCCATCTAGCTCGAACAGTTCGATCACAGCGCTTGGCGCCAGTTTGTTTAGCTCTTCGCCAACTGCGCTGACAGCTTCCCAGACAACAGTGCCATCCTCAACCTCAGCACCACGGACAACAGGCCATGGGTCAGGTTCAGTTGCTGCACTTGTGCCAGCAGTCGTACAGCGGAAAACCAAGCCCGAAGGCTGAACGGAACTGGCGCGGCGTACATCGCCAACGCTGAAAGCCGTGCTAGCTGACCAAGCGGTGAATGCCATTACGGTTCAAATACCTGCTCAAATGTGGCTGTAATGGTATTGATATCGGCGTATTGATGTTCACGCTGCCATTGACGACATACGAATTTGTATGAGGTTGATTCATCGATTGGCGTCCAATCAAACGACTCAACACCAGCGCGTGCATCAAGAAATGTTTCTATTGCATCAGCGGTTGTGTTGCTTGCTGCTGTCCAGCGTAGATCCCAAGTTTTTGGATTTTGGTTGATACCAAATTGAACACGCTGTTCATAGCCATCGCCAAATTTGGCTGTACGTACAGCAGGTTGTGATTTTTTGGTAGCGCCGAAATCAGGTGTGTAGGAAAAGGTAGCCA